CATTGTTCATCGGTAATATCCGCATCGTTTTCCCCAATAATTTCAACACCTTCTGCACTTAAATTATTTATTTGTTTCATATTTGAATATTGATCTCTAAGATGTGCACCTTCAGCCCCTTCTTTTAACGTTCTATATAATTTACCATCTCTATCTATAACCCATTGAATTCCTAATATATCACATCTCCCTTTTTTTTTGTTCCATCTACAATTTAAACTGTTAACAACTTTAGTCGGGGTGCTTTTGCTTGCAGTGTGATGTAATACAAAATATTTAGAATCTAATGGTTTATATGGTAAAGTTGATTGTCCTGAAATATCAATTGCATTTTCAATTATTTTTGATGCGGCGATTTCCGCAGCAACTTCCGAATCCGGTGATTCTTTTAAAATTTTTCCATTAGTTATTTTGGGTAATAAATTGATACCCATAATTTCTGTTATTCTAACTAATTCTTCTAATAAAATAAAATCATTTTTCATTTTATTGTTCTAAATGTGTCATAAGAACACCACCCAAAGAGGTTGCGTGAACTTGTAGGTGATTAATTGATTCCATGTCTAATTTCTTCTTACGTTTTGTATAATCTAAACCTAAAGTCCCAATGAACTTATCATCAATTGTTTTAATTGCAAATAAATAACCTGATTTACATCCTGTGTCTTCAGCGATATATTTTAACCCAAAAGTTGCAATAGTTTCGTCTTTATAATCTGAAATTTCAATAATATCATTACTTAATAATTCATTTATTGATTTTGAAAATAAATTAACGGGAATATTATGAAAATTACTTTGTACCGATGTTACTCCAGGATGAACCGTTTCATACATTATTGAGAACTTCGCCATTGATTTACCCGTTGGGTAGAAATTACCACCATTATGAAATTGTGTTATCCACACTCTATCAGCATCAAACTCTTCTTTAATGTGTTCTATTTTTGTGGTAACCAATTCACTAACCCTAAGTGTTTCTTTAACCATATCAGGCTTAACTTTTCTCTTATCCAACAAATGTTTTAAATATAAAACCCCTATTGGGCCGATAACCCCCGATATAAATGCAATTATAATCCCCGAAACATTTTCCATATTAGTAATAAATATAATTGATAATAAAAAAACCTACCAAAAAAGGTAGGTTTTTAGTAAAAATAATTTAGTTATTTTTCTTTTTTATTAATTATTGACCAAATAGCCCCTGTTAGTGTCATTGCACCACCAATAATTTCTGTAATTACCGCTTCATCAACAAGTCCTTTCATCACAACGATACCACCAACGAATGTCAATGCATGTCTGATAATACCCATAATCTGTTCTTTTGTTAACTTCATTTTTAAGTTTTTAAAAGTTTATTTATTTAATAAATATATCCAAATATCGAAATCGCAACTTTTGATATATTTATTGTAAAACCTATAAATTATGTTATTAAAAAATGGATCAAAAGGAGATGATGTAAAAAAACTCCAAGAAAAACTAGGTGTCGAAGCAATTGGAACGTTCGGACCTAAAACAGAAGCCGCTGTTAAAGCATGGCAAAAAGCAAATGGATTAAAAGATGATGGTGTCGTTGGTGATGGTACTTGGTCTAAATTATTTGGTGTGTCAGCACCTGTGGCAACAGTAATTAAAGAAGATGTGGTTATTCCTTCAGGAGGACCATTAAACCTTGAGAAGTTAAAAGGACACATTCCTGACTCAGTTATTGCACAAATTCCTGAAACCGCCAAAAAATTCAATATCACAAATAACTTGAGATTGGCTCACTTCCTTTCACAATGTGGTCATGAATCAGGTGGTTTTAAGGCCGTTTCAGAGAATTTAAACTACTCTGCGGACGGATTAAAGAAAATCTTTGGTAAATACTTTCCAGGGAACTTAAATGAGTCATACGCTCGTCAACCTGAAAAGATTGCCGCTCGTGTTTACGCATCAAGAATGGGTAACGGTGATGAAACATCAAAAGAAGGATTTAAATTCAGAGGTCGCGGTTACATCCAATTAACAGGAAAAGCAAACTACACAAACTTTACCAAATTTATTGGTGAGGATTGTATCGCAAATCCTGATTTGGTTGCAACAAAATACCCTTTGGCTTCTGCAGCATTCTTCTTTGACTCAAACAAGTTGTGGTCAATATGTGATAAAGGAGCTGATGATGCTACGGTAACCGCAGTAACTAAAAGAGTTAATGGCGGAATTTTGGGGCTTCAAGACCGTATAAAACACTTTAAAGAATATTATAATTTATTAAAATAAATTATTTCTTTTCTTTATATGTTATTGCCAAATAAATCACATAAAGGAACAAACAGGTTGGAAATAAAATTGATAACGTTTCAGCTAAGTTCATAGTGGGGGGGTTTATTAATATATACGTAAAAAAACAAACAAAGTGGGGGTTAAGTCATAATAGATTACCATCCGCTTTGTTTATTTTAGCATTCATGGTGGTCCATCCTGGACTCGAACCAGGGACTTCAACATTATGAGTGTCGTACTCTAACCAACTGAGTTAAAAGACCAAAAAAATTAAAAGAAGTTTTTATAGAAATTTGTCCATCCATCAATTGCTGGACCCAACAAAACTATTGCTCCCATACAATATAAAATAGACATCCAATCAACATTAGTTTTGAAAAACTGATAGACACAAACCACACCCAATAGAGTGGTTAATATCCCAAAAATAGTATAAATGTGTTTTTTCATAAAATTAATTTTTTAATATTTGTACTTGTTCCATAATGTCAGTAACCTCGTCAGGATTCAAGTATCCAACCACGTCGTTTGTTACCGGAGTATCGTAACTTATATCACCATCTTTACCCAAAACGGCAATTTCAAATAAACCTTTGGTTCCACCATATGAATGTGTATGAGAAACAACAGATACACCGTATCCATTTTCAAACATCATTCGACACTTCACACCAATTTGGAATGGTGCGTCTTCAATTTTTTCAAACTCTAAATCTTCAAATTTTTTCATAATACAAGTATAAGTATTTTTTTTTAATCTGACAAAGGTTTTTAGTATAAATCAGTAAAATTTTTACCATATTTTGAAATCACATATGGTAGTATTTTATCTTTAATTTCTTCTTTATATAGAACAACTATTTTATGTGGAAAATGTTTTATTTTTGCATCAGTCAATTCTGATTTAAAATTTTTAATCTCAACATAACTTTTATCAGGTAATATAAAGTCAGGATAATATGTATGATTAATTCCAGAATAAACATAGTTAAATCCCTCTTTGTTTCTTTGGAATGGTAAATTATGTTCTAATTGATATATCACCCAAGCCAATTCATAACTACTGTCGCAATGATATCCCATATAGGTTCCACATTTACCTCTACTCGACCCTTTTCTTATCCCACCAGAACATTTTAACCAACATTCTTTATGGTGTGTTCTAACAACATTTTCTTTGTGTGTGATAGGTTCCCCACAATAAGAACAAGGGGTATCAATCATAGTCATTGCCGTTATTTTTACACCATTTATTGTTTTAAATCCTTTATTATTTTCCGCAATAATTTTATTTGCCCTTTTTACCTTTTCAGAATTTTTAGCGGTTTCACTTAATTTTTTTCTTTTTTCTTCTGTCCAAACTCTAACATTACTACAAGATCTACAACAAAAGTATTTTTCTTTTTTTGGTTTTTCTACATTATATTCTTTAATGGTAAACGGTGTATTACATTCATGACAAGTAACTTTAAACTCCTTCCATTTTTTTAGTTCGGTTTGACTCCTTTTTTCAATAGATTCTTTTTTTATTTTAACACCTTTTTTCTGATGTCTATTTTGGCAAGACACATTACAATACTTGTTCTTAACTTTTTTTCCGCAATGTAAACAATTATTTTCCATATTGTATTTATATATAAATATACGACTAATATGTTTTTTGAACCCACATCTTTTTATTATTTTTTGGCGGTCTCGAAGGGAGTCGAACCCTCTTTTTCGTTTACCTACTCGCTACCGTGACAGGGTAGTACACCAACCGTTATGCGCCGAGACCAAGTTATCAGTCTTTCCTGATCGTCACCCCTAACCCACAGGTATGAACCCGTATCGTAGTAAAGCTTGGTTAGCTATAGTAGTCCCACCGGGAATCGAACCCGACTTTCCAGGATGAAAACCTGACGACCTAACCGATAGTCGATGGGACCAAAAATAAGGGTAGACACGGGCCTAGCTAGCCATTTTTCGGGAAAGGCC